ATGTAGATGATACGCAGTTATATACTACTCTAGGATTATGTAATTATGTAGATGAAACGCAGTTATATACTACTCTAGGATTATGTAATTATGTAGATGAAGAAGAAGTGCAACAAATAATTAATAATACAGATATTAATTATAATTATGGAATTAGTTTTATAGATCCAAATGGTGAATTAAAATATGAAGAACTTTTTGAATTTACGATTCCAAGAGAATATGATCCACAGTTTCAATTTGAACAGGATGATGAAGGTAGTAAATTGACAAAACACGCTATATGTCTTAATAAAAATAAATTAGTAATACAGGGAGGACATAGTAATTTGTTTTATTATTCAGGTGCGTACTTTAATATTGCAACTAACCATTATGAAATTACAAATAAAATATTAGAATTAGAAATTGTTGATTCACAATTAACTATAATAAAAAAATATACTCCGGTAGTTGATCAAGAATCAATATCATACACAGCAGATGATTTAAAAATAAAAGGTCATACAATTGGTATTTTTGATAAATATATGTATATATATGGTGGTATAAATGAAACTAATCAATTTAATGATAGATTATGGAAAATAACCTTAAATGAAGATAATAATTTTATTGCTGATTCTAATAGCAATATTAATGTTATTTTAGTTGATTCTAATTTAACAGGTATTCCACGTGCATATCATTCAATGGCTATTTACGATAATATTATATTTATACACGGAGGACTAACAACATATGGTGGTAGTAATATTGATGAATATCCAGGTTTTGGTTTAACAGAAGAAGGAACTACAGGTAATCTATATAAAATAGTTATAAATAAAAATAATGGAGATATATTAGAAAAAATTAATTTAACACCAACCTTAAATTATATTATTGATGTAAAACTTAGTCCTTCTATAGGAAGACCCTATCAAAATTATGGTAACAAAATGATAGCAACAAGTGAAAATGAATTGTATATCTTATATGATGATATAAGAGTGGAAAATCCAGATAAAAAAATGTTTATATATAAAGTTATTATAAATGGTATTTTTGATGCACAGATTGTTGACCCTCAATATTATGATTATGGTAATTTTGAAGTAATATCAGCTTATATTCAAAATATTGAAGGACGTAGATTTTATGATATTTTTTACATAGATAACTCTATATATTTATTTGGTGGTATTAATCATTCTGGTGAAATATTACATAATTTTTATAAAATAGAACTTACTACTTTACAAGATGTATTAACTTCGAAAAATATAGATAATATTATCGCAATCAGTATATCATCTGATATGTCAAGCATACTGACAGAAAGAAGATATCAAGCAGGTATTGCTTATCAAAATGATATATATATATATGGAGGTGCTTTTAAAAAAGCTTATAAATTACTTTCGTCGGGAACTATGAGACTAACAGATGAATTTAGTAGGTTTAGAGGTCAGTATTATGATAATTTTGATTATGATTCTGATCAAGCATTATTAGATGCTGAATCCATATATGAAAAACTTACAGCATCTAATGAACTGTATGTAATTAAACATACTAAGATTACTTCAGGTTACTTATCAATATTACCTAAAAAAAATCTTGAATTAAATACAAAGTTTGATAATTACTATACACAAGATCAATTATATACAAAGGATCAATTATATACACAAACTGAATTATATACACAAAATGAATTATATACTAAAACAGAGGTTACTGATTTAATATCTGGAATTGGTAATAGTATTACTTTTCCAAGTATTGTTAGAAACAATGTTAATAATAGTGTAGTACTGAGATTTAGAAAAACACTTTATTCTACAATTACTAATGATATGACAGAAATAATTGGTAAAGGAAAAGTTATTTGTTCTATAGGAACTGTTAATAATGAAAATGATATTCCAAATATATATTGGACTTGTAGAAGTGAAAATCATAGTAAACAAGGATTTGAAACAGGCACATTTAATTCACAAATTATGGAAGTAACAAGTTTATTGTGGGCTAGGGGACACGGTGCAGAATATTTTCGTAATGCAGGAGAAGGATATACAGAAACAGGAAATACAGTAATACCTTATACTAATTATACTAAATTAGTATCATCAAGTGGTAATAAAATATTAACACATTCATCGAGGAATGGTACTATATATACTCCTAGTGAAATTTGTTTTAGATGTGAAGAATCAATGTGGATTAGGGGAAATATATATTTTTCATCAGATAAAAGAATTAAAGAAAATATTAAAAATATAGATCAACAAGAAGCATTAAATAAATTAATACAATTAAAACCAATAACCTATAATTATATTGATAAAATAGCAAATGGAACATCTACTAGTTTTGGTTTTATAGCACAAGATGTTGAAAAAGTTTTACCAGAAATTGTAAAAATACAAGAAAATTATATACCAAACATTATGAGTTATGTAAAATATAAAGATTCGATAATAACAATTGAAAATAGCAATTTAGATATTAATAAAAAACTTAAAATTTTTAATAGTAAAAACGAAGAATATGAAGTTTTAATAACAGAAGTTATTGATAATAATAATTTTAAAATAGATAAAATTATAGATACATATAATGAAACCATATTTGTATATGGTGAAAAGGTTAATGATTTTAAAATTATTTCGGAAAAACATTTACAGTCTATTTGCGTTGCCTCGATAAAAGAATTAAATAAAAAGTTAGTAGAACAAGAAGAATTAATAAAATCTCTTATTAGTAGAATAGAATTATTAGAAAAATAATGATATTATATACATTGATAATAATAATAATATTATATATAATATTTAATTATTTAGTATCTACACTGGCATTTAATCCACCATTAAAACCAACATATGCTATTAAAGATATTGATTATTTGTATGATAACATAGCTATTAAGATAATTAAAAAAGAAAGTAATAAAGTAATATTATTTAATCATAATAATGCGGATGATATAGGTATATGTAAAAGTTATTGTTATTGGTTATCTAATTTTACGAATTGTAGTGTTATATTGTATGATTATATAGGTTATGGATTATCGTATAAAGGAACGTTAAATGAATATAATTTATTAAAATCAGCAGATACTGTGTATTATTTTACAATAGAGAAATTGAATATAAATCCAAATAATTTAATAATAATGGGTAAATCTTTAGGAACTGTTCCGGCTATATATTTATCAAATTATGTAAATAATGGATTGATCTTAATATCTCCAATGTTATCAGGAATACAAATATATTATGATATACCATTTTTAGATAATGTATGTTTTCCAAATAATTATAGAATAAAAGATGCTAAAAATAAGATAGCAATAATACACGGAACAGTAGATAAATTAATAAATATAAGGCATACATATGAATTAATAAAAATAATAAAAATATATTGTCCTGATAATTATTATAAACCATTAATAGTTAAAGCAGGTCATAATAATATTGAAATGAATAATACAAATATATTTATAAATTATATAAATAATTTTATTGGGTGAGATTTTCTAATTCTTTATCATTTTCAATATCAATTTTATCTTTTTCATTAGGTATTATATTATTATGTTCTTTTGATATTATTTTTTCTTTAATAAATTGTTTTTTCTCATCATCTTGAACATTGCTAGTTAAACCGATAACCTTTCTGTTAAGTATATATTCAATAACAAAGAATGAAACAAAAATAGTTATTAACCAAATAATAAATAACCAAAGAACATTACTTAGTCCTTTAACAATATTAAATACAAATGGATATTTAATAGCTAAAGGTGATATAAGACTTAATGATGAAACTAATTTAATAATATTAGGATTTATAATATCAGTTATAATTGATTTAAGTAAATCAGTTGTAGCAATACCAATAGTAAAACCTGACGCAGCAACTAAAACTTTATTTTTGTAAGTATATTCTTGAAAATCTTTATAAAATTTGGTTAAAAAAAGATCAATTAGTTCCATATTTATTTATAAAAATGATAACAATTTAATAGTATATTACAAAATGACAACAAGTCAATTGCTAGATTTTGAATCTAAACTACCCGATGATCTTGTAGAGTATATTTATACTAAGGTTATTTATACTGTTCCTAAAGATCTTTTAGAACAGATCAAGTATCGTTATAAGATCAAGAAATATATTAATATTCTAAAAAATATTAATATAGTTGATAAATATGTAATATTATACGATATATTGATAGTATATTACAGTGTTATTGATAGTGATGTAAAATATGTTAGATATAGTGACTTAAATGTTCCTAACAATCTATTAAATGATATAATATCTACAATAGAAAATAGTAAAATTTCTGATAAAAAATTAATTAATATATGTATTGGTTATTTATTAGAAATACCTTTTTGTCATATCAAGTATATATTTAAGCAAAATAGACCTAATATTTAATTTTATTATTTACAATTAAATGATAAATCATTTGGATCTATGGGATATAGGACAAAAAGTTAATATAAGTAAATATCCAAAAAAGTTTCATAAGGCTGTTAAGATGCGTTTAGAACAACAAAAATACAAGTTTAATAAAACAGATACGAGTTTAAATTTATTTAGAACATTATTAAATCAACCTGCAAATATTATAACACCTAGTTCTTTTTGTCAGCATATTGATAAATTATTTAAACCAATTAAGAACACAAATGTAATAATTAAAGATACTAAAAAATTAAAAGAAGAAGGATTAAATCTGATTGTATCTGTTGATCATATAACTGCTCATATGTTAATTGTAGAATATAATGGTAATAAAAGTAGTAAAAATACAGATTTGGTGATAGTTGGTAAAGGAGTTACATTTGATGCTGGAGGATATACATTAAAACCTAAATATGCGATGAATAATATGCATTTGGATAAAACGGGTGGGACAATGGCATTATATTTATTATACGAACTTGCTTTAAATAAAACCAAAAAAAATATAATAGTGTGTGTTCCATTAGTGCAAAATGATATTTCGCATATGGCGACAAAACCCGGTGATATTATAACATCTTATTCAGGTATAAAAGTTGAAATAACAAATACGGATGCTGAAGGAAGATTAATATTAGCAGATGGTTTATCATATTGTATAGATAAATATAAACCTAAACGTATTATTGATATGGGAACTTTAACTGGTATAGATCAATGTAAGACATCTTATGCTTATTTTAGTTTAGCACAGAATATGAAAAAACAATTAATTAAAAGTGCAAAATCTTATGGAGAAGAGATACAAGAATTAAGTATAGGAAAAGAATATATAAAATATACAAAATCAACTAGAGCAGATATTAAAAATGCAGAATTTGGATGTGCTGATAGAATAATAGTGTGTTTATTTTTATTAAACTTTATACCAAAAAAATATTATAACAAATGGATACATATTAATTTAAGTGATATGACAGTTAAAAAGGATCTAGCCATTTTAGAAGGTAGCTATAGTATTATGGATTTCATTAAAAAAATACAAACTACATAAAGTAGCATATTTTTGTATAATTTAGAAATTAATATATTATTATAAACGTTTTCTAAATTGTTATTCATAATATTAAGATTTGCTTTTAGTGTATATTTTTCATTATTGTTGCCATATTTATCAATATATTTTACAAGTTTATTAATATTATTAACTATTAGTTTGGTTTCATTACATTCATTATACATTTAACAATTAGTTATTTTGATTTTTTTATATCATATTTTGGAGGATAAAAGCATACTAAGATTAATGTTTCAATAGCAAGATCTTTATTATTGTGAAAGCAATATTGATATTCTATATTACTTGAGTGTTCTATAAACTGACATTTATATGGACTTATATTTAATAACTCTATACAAATATCAGAGATAGAATATTTACGGCATTTTTTAACTATTTTTTTTATATCTGTTAGTGTTGGTTTAGTGGTAATATTTTTAATTGGTATAACATCAATTTTAATATTCTCAACTGATAATCGCACTAATATAAATCTGCTTAAAATTGGTTTATCAATTTTAGATCGGTGAATAGTGGTAGCAATAAATTGTGTAGTATTATTGTATTTTTCAAGTATAATGCGTAAAATTGTCATACATTCTTTATCACATTGTTCAATATTTAATAAAATAATTTTACGTAATTTATTATTGATTGTAGTAGTTTGTATTAATGATTTAATAAATTGTAAAATATGTATATTAATAACAGAAAAAGTTAGGTATTGACTATTTTCAAGATATCTAAAATTTTTATGCGTTCTTGTTTGATTATGGAGAGTGTTATCAATTATTTTATCATTAATAGTGTTATTAGAACCATAATATAATATATTCATATAAACATTTTATAGATTTAAATCTTTAAATGGATAAGCAACAATGTTTGGATATCTTAGGTTTAAATGAAAAAGCAACAGAGGCGGATATAAAAAAAGCGTATAAATCAATAGCATTAAAAACACATCCAGATAAATTGGTTGATTTAGATGAAAATGAAAGAAATGAAAAAGAATTGCAATTTAAAGATGCTTCAGAGGCGTATAAAAGGTTGATAGATAATAATTTTTCAGACATATTTGATGATATGTTTGGTGGTAGTGAGGGTATGGCAAGTATGTTTGGTGGTTCTGAGGGTATGGCAAGTATGTTTGGTGGTAGTGAAGGTATGGCAAGTATGTTTGGTGGTTCTGATGGTATGAAGATGTTTAGCGGAATGGCAAATAAGTTATTTCAATCGCAATCATTTCAAAGTATATTTAAAACATCTGTAAAGATAACGTATTACGATCTTATTTACAAAAGAAAATTAGAAAAACAATTTAATTTATGTGGAATGCCTACAAAAGCAATTATAGATTGTTCTAAATTTCCTAAACAATTTATAACACGAAGTTTTAATGGATTAAGTTCGACAGCTGAAATTGATTTTAAATTTGAAGATGATGATGTATATGAAAGTATTATTCATCAAAATGGTAATGTAGATTTAATATATCAAATGAAAATATCGCATTATGATTATTATAAAGGATTTAATCATTCTTTTGTTCATATTGATGGTAATGATGTAAGTTTTAAAGTCAAAAGAATGTCAAAGAAAACTTTAAAAATAAAAAACAGAGGGTTAAATGGAGGAGATTTATTAATCAAAATGGTTTTATACAATCCAAGCAATAGCAAGTTAAAAGATATAAGTAATGAAGAATATGAAAGTTTTTTAAATACTCTTAACGCACTGTGTAATGATAAGTAAAAGTATATAAAGACAAAAACAATAATATTGATTAAAAACGATGGCTGTTAAAAAGGTAGATAAGATTGAAAAAAGTGCTAAATCCAAGGATGTCAAGGATGCTAAAGTAGCTAAAGATACTAAAGATACTAAAGTAGCTAAAGAAATTAAAGATGTTAAAGATGTTAAAGATGTTAAAGTTAAAAGCAAGAAAGTAGAAGTAGTTCCATATGAAAATTCAAAATTAGCTGAATTGATTGAAGCTATTGCTAATATGGATAAGGAGTTTAAGTCAATGAAAACCCTAGTAAAGCTTGTTATTAAAGAAAATGATAAAAAGGAGAAGATCCTTAAGAAGGAACGTGATCGTAAAGAAAAAGCTCGTTTGAGTCCTAGTGGTTTTGCTAAACCAACTGATATTTCAACTGAAATGTGTGATTTCCTAGAGATTGCACATGGAACATTGATGAGTCGCACTGAGGTGACTAAGAATATTAATACATATGTAAGCAAGAATAATCTTAAAGATCCTGTGAATGGACGTATTATTCGTCCTGATGCACCATTGAAGAAGCTTCTTCGTGTGAAGGATGGTGATGAAGTAACTTTCTTCCATATGCAAAGACTACTCAATCCTCATATCAAGCCTTTTAAACAAGCAACTCCTCCTGCAACTGCTTAAAATTGCTAAAATTATTTTTATATAAACACTATATTGTTATAGTATATATAATGTTTAAAAATAAACTAAATGAAAATATAAATATAATTTATATTATTTTAAAGAATCCAAAAGATATTAATACCATACGTAAATCGTTTAAATTTCTTAAACGTGATTTTACAAGTTATTGGTATAATAATTTAGAATATACATTTGAACTATCAAATGATAATCAATGTTTATTTAAACATTCTTTAATTGATATGGATGAAACAGATGATTATACAATATTGATGTATAATGATTCAAAACAACCGATATATGTATTTCCTTGTATTAATAAAATATCTTTTAAAGAATCTTATACAATAGAAGAATATAAAATTAATAATCGTGTATCATTATGTATTAAAGATAAATCAATATACATAAGTTTTAAATACTCATCAAATTGTGATATTGATAGTAATATAAAAAATATTGAAAATTGTATTAGCAAATGCTGAGAGGTATCCATTTATCAAATTCTTTAAAATATGAGCACCTGATAGATTTAGTAAAGTTTAAGTTAGTGTCTTTAAAAGCATCACGAAGCATATGACTTTGTTTAATAGTTTGTATAGATAAGTATTTATTATCTTCTTTAACTTTATAAATATCAGGTAGATCGGTTTTACTAACTGATTTTATATTATCTGTTTTTAGAGTAAATTCAATATTATCTTTTGTTTTTATTGATACTGATTGAATAATATCATCATCAATATTCATAAGTTTAGGTTTATATTTCAAATTGTAAGCCCAAAAATATATACCTCTAACCGAAAATGGAAATTCAAAACTTGATATTTTATTAAGTGTATCCACGCATAAATTATAGTAAGGTTTTATACGATATTTACAAATATCCATAGGATAATCTTCGGTATATTCATTATCTAACATATTATTTAACATTGTAAGTCGTTCTGGTAATTGAAACTTTGTTAAATGTTCTCCTTTATAAGCTATAATATCTGAAATTAAAAAAATCCATTTTTTATTATAACAACATACCATTTCACCATCTATTAAAGTTCCATTAAATAGATTTGGATCAAATAATCCTTTTACTATGATGATTCTTGGTAATTGATATGTAGGATGTATTTTTTTATCAATAAAATAAATTATTTCTTTATCATCATATTTAGTCATATATAAAAAATATGGATTACCATTTGTTCTAATAGATACTACGTGAGGTGTAGCTGTAATATGACTTACACTTTCATCAGTTAATCTAAAAAAATGTTTCTGTATTATTTTAACATTATATTTTTTATCAATTTCTTCTAATATATCGGTTTTAATATCATTTGATTTAATATTATATGCTACTCTATCACAAAATGATATAATACCTAAATGCATTACTATAATGATAATATATATTATAATCTTTATATGTTAAATCGTAATGGTTTATTTTGTATTTTACCATTATTGCTATTACAAAAAATGTTGTCAGTTGGTATATCTTCTCTAGCTGGTTGATATTGTGATAACAATTCTATGGTAGGTTCTTGATTTTTAGTAATATTAATATCATTTGATATTTGCGACATTCTTACATCATAAAACTTTACATTAGAATTATTAACTGTATGAAGATCTTTAGTTTTTTTTAAAATGGATTTAGGTTTCTTAACTTCATTTATTGTTTTTTCGGGTTCAATACTTTTATAAAATAATAATACAATTGCAATTATAAGAAGAAATATAATAATAATATATTCTAATTTAAGTTGATTAGATTCTATAATCATTTATTATAATAAGACATTCCTTTTTTAATATTAATTACCTTTATGGAATCACTTATATCTTTTCGATTATTTAAATCTTTATTATTATTAATAATCCACCAAAGTCTTTCATAAGCATCAGAATCAATTTCAAAAGGTTGTTTATTTAATTTATAAATTGTATTTTTAATAAAAATAACTACAACATTCATAATGTGTATATATTAGTATAATATATATAAAACGTTTATATAGAATGACTACATCTGTTAGTGAAGATGTTTATAATGATACATTGATTGATGATTTTATGAAAAGCTATACTGTTTTAGATAATTCTAAGCAATTGATGGTTGATATAATACGCAAACCTATATATGATATTGAAGAATTACGTAAAAGACAAAATGTAATTAATATGCCTGATATAACTATTCAATTAAATCATTTAAAGAATCTTGAAGAAGATGTTAATTATTTTGTTAGTTTAGATTATAAGAAAATTAATTCTGATAATGAATTTTTGGGTGCTTTATTTCCTAACAGTTGGTATAATTTTCCTATTAATTTAACATATCCTACAATAGAATTATTTCATTTATATAAAGTTTATTCAGTTCCTTTGATGCAATTTATATCACCAGTAAGTATAATATTAGGACCATATTATTATATTAAAACTGTTTTAAAAATTGATTTTTCATTATTTAGATATGTAAGTATATTATGGAAATCTTTAAAAGCTATTATAACTGCTTCTTATAGTGATATTAAATATTCTTTGGTAAAATGGATAACTGTTTTAATTTATTTTTCATTATATGTATATGGTTTATGGCAAATGGTTGATTATTCGTATTATTTACATAATTTACGTAATGATCTTTCTACTAAAATCTCTAATGTTAAATCTTTTATTACTATATGTTCTAAATTATTTGAGAATATACCAGATGAATATTGGAAATTAAATGATATATATTATGACAAATCTTTCATTATCAATGGTGATCTTACAGATGTATATTGTTTTTGGACCAATACATCTAATTATAGAATACGAATGAAACAAATATTAGAATGTATTAATTATATGGATATTGCTAATGTAATTGCTAAATTATATCATAATAAAAATTGGTGCAAAGTTAATTATGATAACAATTCTAATACTAAAATAGTTGGTATGCGATCACCATTATTAGATGAAGATCAAGTATGTAATCCGGCTTATTTAAAGAAACATCTGGTAATAACTGGACCAAATGCAGGTGGTAAAACAACGTATGTTAAGAATATCGTTTTAAATATAATATTAGCACAAACTATTGGTATTGCTATGGCTAATAAAATGACAACAAATACATACCATATAATTCAAACATTTATGCGAGTTTCTGATGAAGTAGGAACACGATCTTATTTTGAAACAGAGGTAAAATATTGTTATGATTTATTAGATAAAGCAAGTAAAAATAAAGAACAAAATATATTATTTGTAATGGATGAACCTATGCATTCTACACCACCAATTGAAGGACAATCAACAGCTTATGCTGTATGTGAATATATTAACAATAATTTTAAAAATGCTAAACTTATAGTTACAACACATTATCATTCTTTAATAGATTTAGGTTATACGTATAAAGAAAGTTTTATTAATTTATCTATGGAAGCTATACAACAAGATGAATATAACTTTAAATTTCCATATAGAATTAGAGAAAAAGAATCTAAACAATGTATAGCTTTAGAATTATTAGGACGTGAGATGTTTCCAGATGAATTAATTAAAAGTGCGATTAAAATGAAAAATAGATTATCTAATGTTGATGATAAATGATATCATTAAGTAGTATTCTTAACCGTTTGGATCTTGTGTTTTATATTATAGTTTTTGCTATTATTTATGTAGCTATTATATATTTATGGAAAAAAATAGCACAACTTGAAAGTTCTTTTTATAAATTAGAAACAACTTTTGCTACGCAGTTGTTATATAAAAATAAAGAAAATAATGCAAATCAATTTGCAGAAGATATGTTTATGAAAGTGTTTGATAATAAACCTGACGAAAATGTTGAGCCTGTTAATATAGAAATTGTTTCAGAACAACCTAAAGATATAGTCGAAGATCCTATTATTTCTGAAATAACAGAAATATTAACACCTTCAATTGATGATAATGTATTTACTAAAACTAAATTAGCTAAAATGTCAGTAGAACAATTAAAAGAACATTGTGGTAATTTTGGTATTTCTACAGAAGGAAATAAACAAGAATTAATTAATAAGATTCTTGCACATCAAAAATAGAACGAATATATTCTATATCAATTAAAGGTAAATAAGGTACATATTCCCATTCGTGTTTTTTAAGATATTTAATAAGTTTATAATCAGCTACAAACATATATTCTAATCCATATATTGGATCTATCATATACTTTTGTAAATATTTCGGTAAAACATTTATACTTGTTTTAGGCATAACTATTAATAATTGTTCTTTTGATTGTATAAAATGATTATCATAATTAGGGGTATATTCGTATGTATTTAAATAATTTGCAATATCAGCTATACTTGGACAACCTAAATATGGATAATACCAGCTATGATCAATTTTATTTATATTTTTATTATAATAATTATAAGTCCAAAAAATACCATCAATATAATATTTACACGCTTGCGGTATATCTTCGATATAAACTTCATTTCTATAATAATTTTTTCTCCAATTTTTAGGTTCATTTGCCATAAATTTATCTTCGTAATAAATAAGATTTTTAAATATTATTTGTAAATCTGTTAAATTAATATTAATAGGATCTGTTTTTGATATTAAACACGTATTTTTACAGATAGTTTTTAATATATTAATTCCATTACTTGATATTTTAAGACTAATAGGATGTGGTATAAAATCATTACCCATTATAGATAACATAACACAATAGGATTTAATAATATCAGCATTTTTATTAAAAATATAACACCATTCTAATTCTATATATTCTTTCAGTTTTTTAATACTAATATATGTTATCTTATTATCTTGTTCTCTCATTAAATAAATATTATCAGCTTTATCACTCATCAATGATAGTAATATTAGATCAGCATCTAATCCGTGAATTAAATAAACATTGTTTGTATTAGGATCATTATGGATAGCGTCCAGTATTTTATGTTCCCCTTCACCATTATTATACATACTATCCATATTAATACATCTAGCTTTGATATATTTATTTAAACTATCCATAAAAGGTGTTCCACACGTTATAGCATTTGTATCCCAAGATTTATTCGTAGCTGAAATATATCTACGTTTTCTTTGTTGATTAATTTTAGCTAAAGGTGCTACACCATCAACTGATATAATATATTTGTCAGGTTTTATTATTTCAACTAAACTTAACGTTTTTTTCCATAATAAATGAAAGAATTCATCTTCACTTTTACCTTTACAAATTGTTTCGTGAGCTATTGGATGTATTAGTCCATTATAGTCAAAAAATAAAATATTAATATTTGTAGGTATTTGTATAATATCTGGATATTTCTTAATTAGATCTGAATAATAAAAAGGAATGCCCATAATTAAAATATATTAATTATCTTTTATATCTTTTTTTCTTATATTTATTTAAAACACATACGATGGATTTTACCAACACTATTTCGAAATTGTTAACTGGAACCCCTCAATCGCAATATGCGGCGATTGCTATTTTAATTGCGGTCATTGCGATTATATTATCTATACTATTTAACGAAAATGAATTAACCTTAGGTGAAAGACTAATGTTAATTGGAAGTGTTATTTTATTCAGTATTCCTTCCATTATATTAGGACTATTTGATCTTACTTGTGTAGCCGGTAAGACTGTTGAAAATAGTTTATGTTGGTGGTGGGGTTGGGTAATTGCCTTCATTATCATTATTATTTGCGTTATTGTTGTATTTGCTTCGGTTTCATCTATGCTCACCTACAATGTTGCTACATCAAAATCAATTAAACCGGTTGTAGATGAAGAAGAATCAAATAAAATCGCTAAAGAATTAGTTAAAGATGTTCCGGAAACTGTTAAACCTAAAGTTGAAATGCCTAGTATGAGTGATATGACTATGCAACAAAATATACAAGGGGATATGAGTGGTAATGTTGAGGATATGGGTGGTTATGGTGGTATGACCGGTAATGTTGAGGGTATGTTTTTAGGTGCTGAACCATTCCGTAATAAACCTAAAAAAGAGAAGTTTAATGCCAAGAAAGAGAAGTTCAGTAACTACTCAATAGAAGGTTTTGAAGGTTGTGAATATCAAGGTGTATGAAAATATAAAATAATTAAAACACAAACTAATAATATTAAAAAAAATATAAATGAAAGATAATATAATTTATTATCTGGTGTTAATTCTTTTTTTTCAATAATATTTGTATTTTTCCAAATATTATAAGCTTCATCTAATGTTATTTGTTTTTTATTAATTCTTTCATTTACTTTATTATGAATATCAACTGTCCATTTAAATAATGTTTCTTTATTTGTCATTATAGGTGGATAATCAGCTATCATTTCTTTATAGTGATCTTGACAATCTAAACAAGGAAGAACATCACCAATTACTTCAAAAAACTTACGATATTGTTCTTTTTTCATATATGTTAAATCATCCGGATAGCCTAGAGCAACATTATGTATAAAACCCCATCCAAATTTACCCCAATTTTTAGGTTCCATTTTACTATATAAAATGAAATAATTATAATATATTATGTCTAAAATAATCTGTAAAAATTGTAATAGTGTAGGACATACTTATAGAGATTGTCCTCATCCGATAAGCAGTTATGGTATAATTTGTTTTACAATAATAAATAATGAAATACATTATTTAATGATTCAACGAAAAAATAGTTTATCTTTTATGGAGTTTATTAAGGGTAATTACAAATCTATGGATTTTTCAAAAATAAATACATTAATTCAATCTATGACTACTGAAGAACAATCTATATTAAACTGTGATAATTTTGATATTATTTGGGAAAAAATATGGTTTCAATCTAATAATAAAAATACAAAAGAATATATAGATGCTAAAACTAATTTTGATATTTTATCTCAAAAAAATATTTTAAAAAACATTTTAAACAGTAATAAAAAAAGCATTGCAGAACCGGAATGGGGATTTCCAAAAGGTCGTAAAAAACAAAACGAAACTGATATTGAATGTGCATTACGTGAATTTACGGAAGAAACACAATATAAACCAGATACGATTACAATTGATGATTATAGTTTTCCATATCACGAAATATTTTTTGGAACTAATAAAATTATGTATAAACATACATATTATATTGGACAATTTGTGGGTGATCATACTATTCCTAAGTTTAATAAACAATGTATGCAACAAATTAGAGAAATTAGAGCTATTAAATGGATGAAAAATAATGAAGTTTTAGATCATATTAATATTCATAATATTGAACGTATTGAACTTTTTAAAAATATTCATAATAATATTTCAAAACAATATTGAATTTTAATTTATTCTGCTTTTAAATTAAATGAAAAAAACTTTTAATAAAGATGATTGTTTAGAATGGTTTAAAAAACCAGAAGTAGATCCACATTCAAAACGTAAATTAAAACTTGATGCTAAAACTAAAAATAGTATTGTTAATCAATTAAAAACACAATGTGATAAATATAAAGAAAATAAAATTAAACCAAAATCACTTTCATCTGTATCAAGCGAACATAAAAGTATTACTAAAAAACAAACAGTTAAAATAAAAAAAGAAAGTGATATTAATTATATTAAAGAATTTGCAGTTCATACTGAAAAACCTTATAATGTTGTTGAAGATCTAGATAAATCTATGATTGATGCTTGTCCTAAAAATGTTTTTAATAAAGCATATTTTCAATACTTTGTAGGACAATATATATCTAAACGAAATAATTTTAAAAATCTATTATTATTTTATACAGTAGGAACTGGTAAAACTTGTGCTGCTATTTCAATAGCGGAATCTATATTAATCGGTCATAATAATTTTGAAGAACCGCCTATAATTGTTATTTTACCTAAAACATTAATTAAAAACTTTATGAATACTATATATGATTTTCATAATAAGAATATTAATCAATGTTCTGAAAATATTTATAAATTAAATAATTTTGATTCTGCATTACATTTAAATCAATTTATAAAACAACGATATAATATTATGACCTATGCTAAATTTCTAAAATATGATACTAAACTTGAAAATAAAACTATTCTTATTGATGAAGCACATAATTTACGTAATCCTATTGAAGATGATGATGATGATGAAGATGATGATATTACTAAAAACGAATTACTTAAAATATATTCAAAAGTTGAATCAGCAATTCAAAATGGTAAGAATAATAGATTAGTTTTAATGTCTGGAACACCAATGTTTAATAAAGCAAGTGAAATTAAAGATCTACTTAATTTATTATTAATAAATGATGGTAAAAATAAAATTAATAGTTTAACAAATGATGTATTAGCTGAACTTTCGTCAAAGTATATTTCGTATATTAATAGCCAAAACCCTTTTGTATATCCTATTAGAATAAAACATAATGATGCTTCAATGAGAGATATAACACCTGATGGATTAATTCAAGTTAAATTAAATAATAAGCAAATTATCAAAAATACTGATAATATTATACATAGTGCTAAGTATATGAATATTGCATATTCGCCTAAACAACATTTTACAAAAACCGAATTTAAATATAAATCTATTGGTAAAACTAAAGTTTTAGATCAAACTAATATATCTACATATGCTCCTAAAATTTCTAGAATTATTGATTATATTAACAACACAACAGGTATAGCAATTATTTATTCTAATTATATTGAATACGGTATTTTACAAATAGCTTTAGCATTAGAATATATTGGATATTCTCGTTATGTTGATTCAACTTCTAAAGATTTTAATTTATTAGATGATAACAATGTTAAAAGAATTCCTAAATTAAAATATGCTATTATTACAAGCGAAAATAATCAACATATAACTAATACGGGTAGTCCTAAAAATATTGAAAATATTATTAAGTTGGCTAATAGTGATCGTAATATAAATGGAGATGAATTAAAATTGATATTAATTACTAAAAAAGCTAGTGAAGGTCTTTCTTTTTATAATGTTAGAGAAGTACATATATTAGATCCTTGGTATCATTTTAATAGACATGAACAAATTATAGGTAGAGGTTTTCGTAGATGTAGTCATATTAAACTTCCACTTAAATTACGTAATATTACTGTTTTCGTTTATTGCGGGTATTTTGAAGATAATAGTAATATTTCGGCAGATAAACACGCATATGATATTGCTAGTAAAAAACTAATTGAGTCTAGATCATATATATCAATAATAGAAGAAAATGCTTTTGATAATCGTATTAATGAAAAGTTAAATGTATTTCCAAAATCTTTGTTTAAAAACGTAAATCCTATTAAAATTATTAATTCACAAAACCTTGAAGTTGAATATGTTTTAGGTAGTAATAAAGAATATACAGAACCAATTGATAAAGATCTTATTAGTGATAATAATTTACGTTCTGAAAATATGTTTTTAAGTAATAGATATTCTACAATTATTAAAGATATGATTAAAGATAAAGATTATATTCCATATGAAGAATTATTATCAAAATGCAATGATAAAAGATATTTAGATTTAGCTATTAATAATGTAATTTTTCCAAATAAAATTGGTAATTTTTTGCTAATATTTAACAACAATGGTATTCAAAAGATTATTGATCATCCTGACATTGTAGAACAAGAAATTATATTAGATGAACTTATCGTTAATAAACCTAAAACACCTGTTAATAATAACAATAATAATATTATTGATAAATATGAAAAAGATTATAAAGATTTTGAATTATTATATAAATTTTTAATGTATATTGATAATACTAATTGGGATAATATAGCTATTAATATAATTAATAACAACACACAATATCCTAAATTATATAAACTTTTATCTGATAACTCTATAATTTTTAATAATAATTATTTTGATCTATTTAGTACTGATAATCCTTTACCTATAAAAGATCTTAAAGGTAATAATATTGATATTAATACTTTTAATTATGAAGAACAAATTATTAAAGATAAAAAGAAAATGTATGGTATTATAGGTGTAGCAAAAAAATCAAAAGATGTTTTATCTACAAACTTAATTTTTAAAATTGTTTCTGGTAATAATAAAGGCACAAAATGCGAAACACAACCAGCCGTAAATCTTAATAAAATATTAAATGAAGAAAGCAAAAATAAAAGCGATAAATGTATGAAAATAGCAAAAAAATTTTATAATGAAAATAATTTACTGATTATACCTTATATAAAAATGAAAAAATAATCTTTAATATTAAAATATGACTAAAATATTCAAAAAATATAAAATATGCACTTTAATTAATTTATCCATTTCACAAATTGCTAATAGCACTATAGATGATGCTATTTTAGAAAAAATACAAGCTAAATATGAAAATAAAATTACTAAATATGGATATATTAAAGCAAATAGTATTGAAATTATAAAAAGATCACCTGGAACTGCTATGAAAGAACATTTTAATAGTTCTTTTCAATTTAAAGCAGTATGTTATGCGTTAATTTGTAATCCTTCTATTGATACAGTTTTAGAAGCTAAAATTGTATCTAGTAATAATGCCGGATTTAAAGCAGAAGTTAGAGATGATAATGATACTGATAAAGTTATTATTGATATTATAATACCTAGATTAACATCCGGTATTAAGCATGAATATGATATTGAAGATCTAAGTATTGGTAGTGATGTTTCAGTTAAAATATGTAGAAAGAGATATCATTATAATGATAATAAAATTGTTATAATTGGATTAGTTATAAATAATCCAAATAATGATAATACAGAAGAAACTGAAGAATTAGTTGATACAATTAATACTGAAAAGTCTGAAAAGTCTGAAGAAGATAATTTTAGTGTGGATGATGCTTCTTATGATCAAGACGATGCTGTAGATAGCAATGATGATAGTGATAGTGTAATTGATTTAGTAGATTTAAAAGAAGCTGATATTGATGTAGCTAATACAGAAAATGATGTAGTTAATACAGAAACTGATGATGATGATGATGATGATGATGATGATGATTATGATTATGATTAAAAAATGAAGAAACTATATAGAAAAAATATAATAATACATTACAATATGGATAGTAAAACTAAAATACATATTATTAAAAACGAAATAGTAAAATGTTCTATGTTTGAATATCAAGAAATATATAAAATTATTAAAAGCAATAATTCTAATTACTCAAAGAATATTAATGGTATCTTTGTTGATTTACAGCGATTAGATATCAGTGTTATAGATCAAATATATACATATATAATGTATTGTAATAAATTAACTAAAAATATTGATGCATATGAAGATATTAAAAATAATATTATCAAAACTAATTTTCAATCTTTAGAAGACGGAGATGATATTAAAATTGAAAATATTGTTGATATTGTTACAGAAGAAGAGAATGTTTTACCTGTTATTAAAAATAAAGTTAGTTCCACAATGAAGTTTTATATTCTAAAGAAAAAATTAACTAAAACTAGTTCTATTTTTAATAATCAAACTGAAAATAAGTTAGATTATGATACACCATATAAGACATAAACTATATATATATGTTAAAAATGGAATTACTTAAAAATAAAATTGATAAAACATCACAATGTGCAAAGTTTTTTTCACATACTAAATGGATAATTTCATTTGATGATATTCAATGTGATACACCCACTAGTTCTTATGATGATATACAATATTTTGGTAAAGATCCTAATCCTATAGGTGATATTAAAGATTTTATAAATGATATTAAAGATCCTATAGATGATATTAAAGATTTTATAAATGATATTAAAGATCCTGATGATATTAAAGATCCTGATGATATTAAAGATCCTGGTGATATTAAAGATCCTGATGATATTAAAGATCCTATAGTTGATATTAAAGAACCTGGTGATATTAAAGATCCTGGTGATATTAAAGATCCTGGTGATATTAAAGATCCTGGTGATATTAAAGATCCTGGTGATATTAAAGATCCTGGTGATATTAAAGATCCTATAGGTGATATTAAAGATCCTGATGATGTTAAAGATTTTATAAATGATATTAAAGATCCTATATGTAATGCTAAAGATTTTATAAATGATATTAAAATAAATAAAATTGAAAATAAAGATATAGGTCCATTAGATTTTTTTAAACAATCATTAGATTTATACGAAGATGATGATATAATTAAAAATAAATTATTTACTTTTATTTCAGCCCAAAAAATAAGTAATAAATATACAAAAAAGGGAGTATCGATGATTATGGATGGTATTACTCAAAATAAATGGAATATATACATTTGTAAGCTATTTTCTTTTTTACTTGATATTTCATTTGAATATCGAAAACAAAATATATGTTATACTAATAATAGCAGATTTATTATTAAAAAATGATTTAAGATTATAAGATGACTAATATAATAAATGCATATTATTTTATTAGAAAACGACGATCTTAATTTATTTAATAATGCTCATCGATTTTTAGTTAATGGTGATTTTTCATTATCAACATCTAATAGTTTTCTAGAAATTTTAATAGACAATGATACATACACAATAACAGATGAAAATCAAATTAAAAATTATCGTAAAACAGGTATAATACCTAAAAACGAATATATAAAAAAATATACAACAAGTGTTGTATCAGACAATATTAATGATGAATATGATTATATAACTTCAATTAAAGAAATTGAAATAGAAGAAATAAAAGATTTTGAAAATATAATTACAGATGATATAAAACAATTTCAAATGAAAAAAGTATTAATTTATGAAAATAAAAAAGTATTACATTTACATTATAAATGTGAGATAATTACAACAAGTAATCAACGTGATGTATCTTTTAAAGATATTTCATTAAATACTAAAAGTCCTAAATATGTTTATTCAATAATTTCTGATAAAAAATTGGATGAAGAACTTTATATACGCCAATTACATTTTATGTTAGATAGCAACATATTACCTTTAAAAAAAAAAGATCAAGAAAATATTCTAAAAGATTATATGACTTTAATACGATCAATATTTTCTAGTAATGCTAAATTAAATGATAATATTGTAATGTTTGCACCAAAACCTGCTACATTAGAGAAACATAATTTAGCATCTATTAAAGAATCTTATGGTATAACTACTTCAATTTTTGAGAATTATGCTGTAACAGAGAAAGCAGATGGATTGCGATTTCTATTATATATAAATAATGAAAGTAATGCTTTCTTAATAGAAACCTCAAATAAGCAAGTTAGAGGATGTAATATAACTACAACCTTAAAAAATTGTTTGTTAGATGGAGAACTTGTATTATGTCAAGATCGTTTATTAAATAATTCCAAAGATCTTTTTGCTATATTTGATATGTATTATTATGATAATAAAAAAATTACAAATTTACCATTATTGGACGATAATAGTGTTGAATCTCGATATAATTATATGAACAAATTTATAGAATCTATTAGTAATTTTAATAGTCATGATATTATTGTTAAAAAGCAATTAACATCAAATAATATTCTAAAAAACTGTTATGAAATTTTAAATAAAGAAACATATGATTATCATATTGATGGATTAATATTTACACCTACTAAAATACCAGTATTAGGTGCTTATGCAAATAAACCAGTAGAAGTTCATAATATTAATAGTTTAAGTTGGGATAAAGTTCTAAAATGGAAACCGCCAGCTGAAAATACAATTGATTTTATAGTAATTGAACAAAGCAAACATAAATTACATTCAGATGGTAAAGTGTATAAAGAATATACATTGAATGTAGTTTTTAATAGTATGGATATGGAACCTATTTCAGTTGTTAATGGAATAAAATATATGTACGAAACACAAAGAATAGTTAATAAAAATGTTTATTCATTAAGACAATTTACAATTGATGATATACCACAATCAGTTTATATAGAAATTGTTAATAATAAATGCTTTACACCTAAAAACGAAGAAATATTAAATAATTCAGTTGTTGAATTTGCTTACGATAATTCAATATTGATTTCAAATAAAAAAAGATGGAAACCGCTACGTATAAGACACGATAAAAATAAAATCTATAATTTTGGACAAGGTGAATTAATTAAAACTGCAAATAGTTATTTTGTTGCTATGAATATTTGGCGTTCTATAACAAATGAAGTATCAACTGATATGATATGTGGGGATCAAGATTTAAATGTAAATATTAAAAAATATTTGACTGGTTTAGATGTTTATTATAAAAGATCAATAGCGTCAAATAATTTAATTTCTAGTAAAATGAATCAATTTCATAATCACATAATTAAATCAAATTTATATAAAGTATCTGTAGATACTAAAAATAAATCGTTATTAGAATTAGCTTGTGGTCAAGGTTCTGATCTGAACAGATGGATAACAAATAATTTTACTAAGGTGTTAGGTATTGATTATACATTAGATAATATTACTAATGCTAGAGCAGGTGCTTATAGTAGATTGCTTAATTTAAAATATTATAATAAACATTATTCAAGAATATTATTTGCAGCAGGTGATTGTTCTAAATCAATTAGAACTGGTAAAGCATCTGATAATATTGATATTGAAAGTAAAGAATTATTAAAATATATATTTGATAAAAATAAAAACGCTAAGTTTGATAAAATTGGAATCTTTCCATCAAAATTTGATGTTGTATCGTGTATGTTTTCAATTCATTATTTTTTTGAAAATGACGAGAAGTTAGATGGATTTATTAAAAATGTTGCTGAAAATATTGCTGAAAAAGGTAAGTTTATTTTAACCTTTATGGATAAAGATTTAGTAAAAAAAATATTAGAACCAGATGGTAAAGCAATAGGTAAAGATCCTGTATCTAATGCAACTGTTTGGGCTATTATACGTAATCCAGAATATAATATTAATACATCAGTTGTTTATAATCAAAAAATTGATGTATTTATTGAAAATACAGGAAGACTTATTTCAGAAAATCTTGTTGATTTAAAAACATTAAAAGTTAAATTATCAAGATTTAACATTCAATTTGTTGAATCAGAAACATTTGAAGAATCTTTTAATAATAAAAAAACTGAAATTAATAATATTCCTGAAAATAAGAGAACAACACAACAAATAAAAGATAAAACTACAATTGATACACTTAATGAAGATGCAAATTTAAAAAGATTTAGTTTTTTAAATAGATGGTGTATTTTTCAAAAATCTTAGATCAATAAATTATTTAATATTGTTATACATTGTGATGATCTTGGTAATATATCATAACCGGAGTTTGTAGCAAAAAAATTAATCAATGCTATTATATTTTTCATAGGATTACTATAACATAAATAATAAAATATTTCTTTATCAGTTATCGTATCTTCAACATATATTGTTATTTGTTGTCTTCTTAATTGTGCTAAATGATATTGTAAAATTGGTGGTAATTTACTATCAATATCTTTTGACATTTTAAATCTATTATATTGTTTAAAATAAACAGTAGTAGTTGTATATAAATTATATAATATATCTCTCATTGAAATCATTGTTGTATGTATCAAATATGTAGGATCTAATTTTTCACCATTATTATCTAATGGATAATCTATTTCTTTATTATAGGTCTTAATATAATCAGATATATGAAAATCTTCCATATTTTTTTGATATATCCATATCATATTACGCCATACATTTGGATAACCAAAATCTGTTTCTTCTTGAAAAATTATATTATTAGGTGTTATTTTATACCTTTTATTATTATATTCAAATATTAATCCATAAATATTATTCAATTGATATCCTTCTTTTAAAGTTATTTTTTTAGGATTTAATATACCAAAATCTAATGTTATATCTACATTTATCCCCGTATATTTTTCTTTTGTATCTAATAAAATTATTTTTTTATATTTATCACCAAATTCATTTGTATAATCTATATATTTTTTATTTTCATAATGTATAATACCAAATGTATATACAATGTTTTTATCTAAGTTTTGCATTAATTCTTCTCTACTTATAGGTAATGCTTCATTAAACATTTCGCCATATTTTTTTGTAGGATGGTTAAACTTTGAATAATCTATATTTGTGCAAGTATTTGTGCTAAATATCCAATTATTACAATAATAAGCATAAACTAAAGTTGAATCATATGCTATATTACATTCTAGACTATCATCGTATTTATCAATAGCATCTTCAAATTTTAAAGTTTCAGGAGTATTAGATGCTTTAAAAAGTATTACATTTGATGAAGAAAAATCTAAGATCACACTACGGCATTCATTATATAAATCAATATATGATTCAACATCTTTTCGTTTATAAGTATTATGTAATAATATTAAATTATTATTTGAATAAAATCTTTTTGTTTGAATTGCTGGCCAATAATGATTCTCACGTAATACTTGTAACAAAGTATTATTCCAAGATATATTTGGTTGTTTAATTTCTTTTGTTTTATTTATAATATTATTAAGACTCATCATTGTCTTCATAAAATCATTATAGCTTTATATAAGATCTTTTAAAATTATTTAAGATCTGGATGATATTTATTAAAAAATTTAGTGCTTATTTCTTCTGAACCGGTCTTAATATCTTTCTCTCCTGACAATACTTTACTTCTTTGCTTTAACATTGTATAAAATACTTCTTCATCAAAATCCATATCCTTATCAGTAATCATTTTGTATAAATGATTATATCGAGTTTTAAAATATAAATATTCATCTTCTTTTATTTCATCTTTTCTTGATCTTATTTCTTTAACTGTTCTTATTATATCTTCGTTGCTTAAACCATCTACAGAAGACGAAGACATTTTATTTTATATTAGAATAATAAAAATGTCTGTGCTTCAATTCAGTTTCTTAGATTGTAATAAGAATGCTTTAAATAATATTAAATTAAAATCTCCTGATCCTGGATTAGGTTTATATGCGGCTAATATTGCAGAAGACTGGGCACCGCCTCATATTACTCCAACATCTTCTGAATATATGAAACAGTTTTATGCTAAAACTCATAATCCTGCTTATACTAGATTAGGTAATAATACCGAAGAAGAATCTAAATGTTAAAATATATCTGGTCTTTATTTTTTTCAATTATATCACATATAAACTTATATGTTTCATCAACTTGATCTATAGTAATTGCCCCTGTTATCAATATACTTCCACTCTCAAATACCGCTATTGTTATTTTCTTTATGCCGTCTTTAACATTAGCTTTTGATTTTACATTTCTTATATCATAGTGGGTTGAAGCATCTCTTACATTATTTGCATTATTCCACCAATATTCAATTTTAACACCGGGATATGTTGATGGATCAAATCTTGCTATCATATTATAATCATTTATCAATATTGTATGTAAAGTTCTTCGTTTAATCGCAAAATTTGATGTATGTTCAATATCTTTAAATATCTTAAAATCTGTATTAATCATCAATATTTGAATATTTCCATATTCTAAATTATCAATATTTTCCAGTATTTTAATATTATTATCTTTAATTTCTTTTACAAGTTTTTCTAATGGTATTTTAATATCTTCAATAGTTCTACTACCTGTTATATGTAAGCTACCATTTTGAAATACTTTAACATTTACATAATAATTATCTGCTAATTTATATACAAAAGATATTTGATTATCAAATGTTCTTTTATGTTGTATAGTTCTTTTCTTTTTAATATAATTACCTCTTACTATTTTAGTTGTGCTATCTTTACTTTCAAATCTAGATGTATAGACAAAAGTCTCTGCTTTGTCATCACTATTAATTGTTATATTATTAAATAATTCAATTATATTAATATCCAAACGATCTTCGTTATCTTTTATCAACAATTTTGCATTACTTGTTATAGTTGATATACGATATTTTGTTATATATAATTCCATTGTTTTAACAATAATTAAAAGTTTATATCATTTTTTCTATAATATTCTTAGTATTCTTTTTATTATTAATATATGATGTATTTAATATTTCTGCTACAGATGGAACATAAGAATGTGGTGGTATATTTACCGCATAAAACTGATCTGTATTCTTATGAACACATCTAAATTCTTTAATATCCATAGTACCCATAAATATATCCAATAATTCATAGCTTGGAGCTGGATTTATTGGTGTCTCATAACCATATGATTTTGCCATCATATTTATCATATTATTTATATCCCATACACGATCACTACGGGTATTCTTTGAAAAATTATATGCAGATGCACATTCAAAAGAGCAAAAAATACCATATAATGTATAATGATTTGTTAATGAATCATATTGTATAGGCATACCACATTCAAAATCATTTACATCGTGTCTACACCACAAACACAATGATTTTTTAAATGGTTCTTGTTGCGTTATTTCTGAAAAACTTTCTAAATTACCATTATCATAACCGGTAGGTTCTGCTATTTTATCAATATCATCTCGTAAATAACTATCAGTTAATGGTAGCCTTATAATAGTATTTTCATTCAATTCCGTATTACCTAAAATTTCATCAATATTCTTTTTTGTTGGTTCTTCTTTTGGTGCTTTTTTTCTAGGCATTATGTTATGCTATAATAAAAATAAGTGTTTATATCATTTTTTTAAATAGATTAGTAAAAAAATTATACTTGTCTGCTATATCTTTTTTAATATCCATTGTTTCCGTATTTTGCAATTTATCTTTATCATTATTATATACGGTTTTTATACATTTATTTTTCATTTCATATACTTCACTCCTTAATGATGATATTGTATTTATTAAAATATATAATAAATATATTATTACAATAAAAATTATTAAAGTAAATACTTCCATATTTATCTTTTAAAATATATAATTAACTGAACTTAAAACCTCCCATACCACCTATTATTTCAAATATATTATATTGTAATACATACACATTTATATCAAATTCACGATTCTTTACCTCTTCGTTTATCTCCAACACTAATGATGTATTTATTGGAAATTTACCACCTGGATTATAATAACCCGTCGGTTGCCATTTTTCTGGATTTAAAGCAAACGAATAACAATATATACCCTCTTTCGGAACATTACTATGATGTATATACGGTTGAATTTTATTAAAGAATACCGCATCCTTCTCTTCTACACGCTCATTTGAACGATTCCATAATATTTTAGCATTTTTTAATATCTCTTTATTATCATATGTATAAGTTGTTTGTAAATTAAAATTATCTCTATTACTCGTATCTTTTAACACCCAAATCATCTCTTTTATTGGTGTGTTTAGATCCAAATCTATTGTAGTTTTTATACTTGTTGTTTGTTTATCACGTTTTTGAACATTTTCTACTAAAAATACATTATTACGACGATTTACCGTTATTAGTTTTCTTTCAGTTTCATTTAAATATACATATTGTGCTTCTATGTGCGCATCTAAATCTAATTGTTCTGGTCTTACAAATGTTTTTATTGTTATTGAATCTGGATGTTTTGATGGACTTACATATGCTCCTTTTGGTTTATCGTTTCCGTTATCGTAGTTTTTATCATAAACTTGATATAATTTCTCTACGTCCTCAAACTCTATATTTAACATTACTTCACTTGTTTGAAGAGCACATAGAGGAATTGCTAATGCTGGATTTTTAGAAAAATAAAAAGGTAAAGGGATACCAATTCGTTTTGATTTTATGGCAGGATTTTTAGGATAATATTCATACGTTATTTGATTATTTTTTGTTATCTTTATTTGTTTATTTGATGTTCGGGGATTTAAAGAACTTGCTACATTTTCAGTTATAATATCATATTTATGTTTTTTTTCGGGTGGCATTGTTAGTTCATTCCATATTACCATCCATTCACCATACAATGTATTTATAGCTACTCCTTGACTTCCTACAAATAATTCGGCTTTTTTTATTAGTAAAGTCGCGTAATTATCTATCCATCTAAATCTATAATCTTTATTTTCCGGTATATTTATTTCAGGTATTCTTATAACTAATGTTAGATTACTTAATAGATCACCGTGGCGTTCTATCTTTTTTATACATTTATTCTCTTTACCCAATGTAGGCACAGTAGTACTATCAAAACTTAATTTTAAATTATCTAAAGCAAAACGTGTATGACGTTTATATACATATTTAAAATAGCTTAATTGAGGTGTTAATGACAAATATTGATCTACTTGCCCTATTGATACTAATTGAATTAATGGTGCCACTGGCATTATTTATTTATTATATCTTTTACACCTTTAAACTAAAATAATTATTATAAAAAAATAAATTAAAAATATATTTCTAAAGAGAACTTGGATAATCATGAGATTTTATTTCTAAAGAAGCTTCAGTTTTTTCTGGACCATCGTCAAATGTTGATGCTGTTGGTATTAAAGCTGTTGATTTTTTACAACCTTCTTTAAATAAACTAACAATTTCTTTATCTTCTAAAGCATAATTGAAATACGTTAGATCTGATATTCCTACTTTGGTAGAATTACCATCAGTACCAGTAGGTAAAACGCTATTATCTGCTGCTGACTTGTATTTAGTTCCAAGGTGTAAGTCGCTATTATTAACTTTCATTGCTGTTGATTTTTCTGCTAATTCTCCATCTTTATCTAAATATGCATAACCATTTAAATATAGTTTTACAACTGCTTGATTTGAACTTACAAAAACATCATCATCTGGTGATGTTTCACTTACTATTATAGTTATCATATTCCATTGTTTTCGTAAATCGTTTCTGCTTGCTAGTTCTTTAATACCAATTAAATTATTATCTTTATCTACCATATTTCCACTGCAAATTTTGTCTCCTGTATTTGCACCTGCGTGAAATACATCTGGGTGTTCAATACTATTAAACTCTACTATTATTGCATCTATTTTACTTCCTTTGGTATCCAAACGAACTAATGGATTTTTTACTAAAAACCAACCTTTTTCTTCATTTGTATCACATCTATAAGTGCTACTATATTTAACTAACTGATCACTTCCTTTATTAAATAATACTAATGTTTTAGTATCACCAATACTACTATCAACTGTATCTGGAAAATATAACCAAAAGTTATAAGTATAAACTGAACCACCTTTTTGATTTATTGAAGGACTTAAATCAACATAAGTTCCTTTACTTTTATCTCGTGTATTAAATGTTACATTTTGTCCAACTGTATATTCATATACACCATCAAGTATTTTGGTTTTCTTTCTAATTGTTGTTGGGGTCATTATATCAAGTAATATTTCTCTTGCATTTTTATTATATATACCATAAGCTAATACACCCATTAAAACAATTAAAATAATTGCAATTATTATTTGAATTAATACATATATCATTTTAATTTAAGAAATAGATAAAAAATATATTAATCCGCTAACTTATAAAGTGGTGCTCTTACTCCATATCCTAGAGAAGCAAGAAGACCGTCAATAGGTCCTTCGCTATAAATATTATATATATCACGACTATTTAGATCATAATTATGAATACCTACTTTACTTAATAATCCGTTAAAACCATAAGTAGCACTATTATCACCACCCACTATTAAACTTCCTGTTGTATCTAATTTAAAACCTTTTAATTTTTTACCATCATCCTTTTCATTAGTAGTAGATGAAGCTAATTGTGCATCCATATATAAACTTACAGTTGAACCTTGATAATCATCTGATATTACTACCGCAATATGCACCCATCGTTGCATAGGTAAATAGTCAAATGATACTGTATTGTCTGATTTAGAACCACCAACATCATCAACAGTTGTAGGAGCATTTGGTACAGTTGTAGTATCACTAGTCGGGAAACATATATGTAATTTAGAATCTTTAAGAACAACAACAGGAGATTTGTCCTTTATTTCAGCACCAGAACTATCATTACCAATTGAAAAGATATGTTTAGGTTTGCCACCCGCATTATTAACATCATTTACATATACCCAAAAGGTGTAAGTTCTTCTAAGACCATTACCACTTGAAGGAAAGTTTTCAATCATAATAACACTTTTAACATTACCTTTAATAGGAAACTTAGTTTTCTCAATTATAATTGATTTTTTATTAAACACCGCATTAGCAATAAAATAATATACAACAGCAACACATATTACAGCAATTACAATTACAGCTATAAGACCATATAATACACTTGGATTACTTAACATTTCTGTTGCTTTTTCAATAGCAGCACTTGCTTCTTCAGTAACTTTAGATGCTGTATTAGATGCTATGTTTTTTACACCTTCTACCGCATTATTTGTCATTCCAGATGCTATATTTACTGCTTTATCAGCTTGTGATTCTTCTTCTTCTTCTTGACGTTTGTCTTCAGGTTCTTCTTTATCCGCCATAGCTATATACCTTTATTATATCATAATAGATATTTTCTTTTCAACTTTTCTAATATTGTATCATCCATTTTAACAAAAGCTTCTATATAACTTAAATCTAACATAAATGCTCGATATTTATGTATAACCTTACGATTTATTTTTCGTTTTAATTGTATTGTAGTTTCTTCAACTAATATTGTAGAATTTTTAAGTAAATTAGAAGGTATATCTTCTATACAATTAACTTTAATATATATAATTATATCGTATTTAATATCTTCCAAATAAGACCAAAAACCTTTTTCATTTATTACATTATCATTTATCATTATTAGCTTTTTTTTAGTTAAATTGTTAATACATTCAAGCACTGATACTCTTGTTGCCATTATTATTTTTTGATTTAATTCACTAAACCTTTCTACATATAATATTTCGTATTCTATTAATGTTGTTTCATCAAAATCAACTGTAATAAAAGTTAATTTCGCCATATAACTAATGTAATTATATATATAAATAATATTAATATAGGTGTTAATAAATAAACAGAAAATAAAGATCTATTTTCATCAGTGTATCCTATTGTTTTTAATTTTCCAGTTTCTTCAAACATTAAAGAAGGTTCAAACAAATATAATATACTTAAAATAACTATATAAATTAATAAGGTAATCAAAATTCTAAGCATTTTATTTATTATAAACAAATGATAAAGTTATTTATTATCTTGTTTATTATTATTTTATTCTTTTCGCTATTTTATTATAAATTTAAACTCATTGAACATCTTAATAATAAGAAATATTTCTTTTATATCTCTAAATCACCTAATTTATATTGTACACACAATATTCACGAAAGAAAAGTAGGATATATATCAGATACTGATAAAGAATTCATTAATGCTATTAGTAAATCTTATCGTATAAAACCATTTAAACTTATTAAATTAAATCCGAAAGTTCCTTTATTTGATAGTGTTGATTTTGGTATTGTATCAGTTGCTAAAGATAGTAATGTATTTAAAGTAATATCTGATTTTGATTTATTTATTTATTCATTTGATAGTATTGACATTGATAGAATAAAAATATTTATGAAAAATATTAGAGAAGAAGAAATTAATATTAAAAGCTTTTGGAACTTTAATAAAAAAATAACAGTTGAAAATACCAACACACCATACATAAATACTACTGAAAACTTTATTACTAGATTAAAACGTGATCCTGAAATAGAAGACCCTAAATACCATTGTTATGGTGATAAAACAAATATGAATAAACAATTATGTAATATGAAATATGATCCTTTTGGTAATCTTAAAGAAATAGAGACAATTTGGGATAAACCTTGTGAAAAAGATGAAGAATGTCCTTTTTATGGCAAAAATAAACAATATCAAACTGATAGAGGGAAATGTGTAGATCAATATTGTCAGTTACCTATAGGTGTTAAAAGATTAAGTTATACAAAATATGATGATTCAGGTATTGTTAATAAACCTTTTTGTCATAACGTAGAAGAATGTAATGATGATAGTGATTATATATTTGCCTAAATAATTACATTACATTAAAATAAAATTATGGAAACTATAATAAAAATTGTTATAATTTTAGTGCTTATTACTATTTATTTTATGACTATGAAAAATTGCTTTGAATATTTTGCAGTTTTACCTCATAATAATAAAATAAACACTGCTAATAAAACAGATGCTTTAAAAGATCGTCATCCTATTGATAGTATTAACATCGATATTAATACACCTGAAAATTCTTATTATTATGAGTTTTCTAATGAAAAATATTTAGAACTATTAGTTGATATGTTTCACCCTTCTTCACCTGAAAAATATATTATTCTAAGAAATACAGAATGGGAAACTGAATTAACTGATTCTACTATCACAGCTATTTATAATAAAGCTTATCAATTTATTACTAATAAAATTGCAGAAAATACACCTGATATACAAATAGTACACGATCTTTTAATTAAATATAAAAAAGATGAAGAAAAACAAGAATATTTACTTGATATTGATATGATATTATATCGTAATTATAAATTAAACGGAAAACATATTAATTTCTTAATTTATGTAAATCATACAAGAGAAAGAGTTATAGATATTAATATTAAAGGTATTGTCGGTGAAGATAAAATAGGACTTCATCCTATTGTTCCTAAAGAAACCAATGATGATTATGTTTCTTTTGAACCTATCGAAAAACTAATATAATGTTTGATCATTATTATCATCACCTTGATAATTTACAATAGGATCTTTATTTGTATCTATATTATTAGTATCATAATCATCGTATGTATTTATAATACCACTTTTTTTTAACATAATAGCCACTTCTTTATATTCTGCATCTAAACTTTCTAATATATCTATTGCTTCAACTTTTAATTTCTCACGATAATTACTTATAGATTTATTATATTGTTCTCGAGATAAAATAACCTTTGTTCCTAATGCTCTAATTTTTTCGTATATTTCATTATTTTCTAATGAATTAAAATTTTTTAAATATTTTGCTCCTAAATATACATACATATTACTTCTTTTTTTTTTAAAATTACTATCATTACAACAACTATTTTCTAATGTTGAAATTTGTTCATAATAATATGTTGAATCTTTTAAACATCCTGCTAATAATAAATGTTTTAAATTCTGCACTATTTTACATTTTTCTAAGATATAGTTTTTTAAAGAAAATATTTCGGTGTTTATTGATACATTTGCCATAAAAGAACTAACACTATCTTCTACATATTTATTTAACTTACTTTGATCTTTTAAATATTCGTTTATTTCAGGATCATCTATTTCTATATTATAATCGTCTATATTATCTTCTTCTTCTTCATAATCAAAGTTTTCTATTGATTGTTGAGCTATTTGTTCAGGTAAATAATTTTTAGCATTCCACGTATTCTCGTAAGTAATTGTATTATTTTTAAGCGAATTTTTAATATCCACAAACCATTTATTGTCGTTTGAAGTTATATCTTTATAAGCTTCATAATCTTGATTTAATAATTGAGCACAACAACCTGATATGAAAGGATTAACTTTTTTAAGTTTTTTTGGAACAATATATTTTAAAGCATTTACAAAGTTTATATATTTTACATCATTATTTGATTCATTTGATGCTCTTAGTTGCTTGACTAAATTTGTATAAAATTTAGTATCAGTTTTTTCCAGTGTATCTTTAATATTATTATATAATTCTTGTAATTCATTTAATTGATCTTGACATCTTGGATTTTTTATTATTAATTTTGATAATTTCCTTTCTATATCTTTCTCTGTTGTAAAATATTCATTATCTATTATATTTTTAAAATATTCATTTTCTAATATATTCTTGAAACAACACATTATATACGCATATATTGATTTGGATTTTGGAAAAACTACTTTACCATTAATAATTGCAATTGGTTCTGTAAATTCATTAAATATATCATCACATTGTTCGCTTAATGTTATATCATCATAATTATTATTATAATAATTACTTTGTATGGTTATATATAAATAAAATAAAGCACATTCCGTTTTCTCACTATCATTAAAAAGTTCCATATATTTTATCATAGCATCCAAATCTATTTTTAAATCTTTACCTAATTCGTTTATTAATGTTTTTAAAAATAGATTCTTATTATCTTGGTCTATTTTTTTTGTTTCAATATTTGGTCGCAATATATTACCCATTTCAATATAATTATCATCTATGTTATTTTCATCTTCATTATCTATTATTTCTATAAACTCTTTAGGAAACTTATATTCATTGTTAAATACTTTATCTATCGTATTACATATGTTTTTAACTTCTATTATTTCAGTGTCTTTATTGTTTTTCAATTTTGTAAAGATTTTTATTAATCTTTCAATCTCTATTTTTTTTAAATAATCATTTGCATTCTTATATACATCTTCAATATCTATACTATTATCTGCTATGTTTTTATACAAATCTGTTATACTGTTAAATATATCAGTTGCTTGTGGTGAATTAAGATTCTTTTCAGATAAATCATTTAATATGCTACTTATATTATCTTCCGTATAATTTTCTAAATTATCAATTATATATTTATTTATATCATCATCCCAAAATACTATATTTTCTGCATTTAATATTACAGGTTTTATAGTTTTTTCTTCTTTATCAACTAATTTCGGTATTTTATCATATTCTTCGTCTGTCATATTTTCAATATTTTTACCATAACGCCTCATCATATCATTTACATAATCAAAATCATTATCTTTAAAAGTTAAAGGAATATTACTATTTATTTCTTTAGGTATTTGGTGTAATTTAGAATATAAACTTTCATTTAATGTTGTTTTATATAATTGTAAAATTTCAAGTGTCTTAAGATCATCGGGTATTGTAGTTCCTATTTTAAATTGCCTATCTGTATGAATAACATTAATAAAATTATCAATATAACTTGATTCAAAATTAAATGGATTATTAAATAAAGATTTTAATAAATCTTCTTTATTTTGAAAATTATTTTTATACATTTTCATATAATTTTCAAATAATTTTTCTTCATATTCAATATCATCAATTAATGTATATATATCTTCTAAACCTTTTGGTTTATTTACTAAATAATCATCTACATAATCATCTACAATGTCTTTTGATTTAGCTTCATTATCAAAAAATTCATTAAAATAATAGTATAAAGCATCTTTTGAAAATATATTTATAGCGTTTTCCAAGGTTGGTATATATTTAATTGAAATTTTTGGTAATTCATCTTCCATATTTTATTCTATTGTTTTATAAAAGTTTCTGTACTTGTTCTTTTATTAATTGTAATTTATTTTCAATTATTTCATTACATATTATTCCTAAAAAGTTTATATATTCTTCTTTACTTTTAGCATCTTTTAGTGTCATTCTTATTGTTAAAACTTTATCTAATGGATGTTTTACTATATAACCTATATAAGTGCAAATACAATTTTCAACAGTTTTTTTCTTAGATATCACATAATTATCAAATATATAAGATTGTATTATATTTCCAACTGTATCATTTTCATCCGGAATACTGAAATCATACGTTTCTTCATTATTTTCAAATTGGTCTATTGTTGATTTATCAATCAATATAGATAATTTATTAATTAAAATATCAATTGCTTTTAATAACATATATTTATGTGATATAGTATTATTAATAATTTCAAATGCTAATACATATTCGCCTTCATTATAGTCTCTCTCTTGTTCTATAATACTTTTTGTATTTGTAAAAGGCACTTTAGGTTTATTATATACTGTTGATCCTGATACTATATTAAAAGAAGCATTCTTTCTTCCAGTTTCTTTAACTGCTTCCGCTTTTAAGTGTAAAGATTCATTTTTGCGTAATTTTGTAATTGTAATATATGGTTTTTTAAAAAAGTTTGGAACTTTTTGTTCGTCTATAGTAACAATAAGATCTTGAGTGGTAATTATTTTTATAGTCTCAGCACAACTAACATTTAATTCAATTTCTAATTTATTATCCTCTAAAATATAGTTATCATTATATTTTTCACTTACATCTAATGGTATTAATGCTATACGATTTGTTATAATTTCATTATTTAACACTGTAGTATTTTCTATAATATTTACAGTGCTATCAATACCATTCCCTATAAATCCTAAAATTGGAATATCCATTAATAATATACGTCTAATACCATTTAATATTGATAAATCAATATCTGCTGTTTCAACAGATATTCTATTTATTTTTTTATCATAACTGAAATTACTTAACATTTATTTTAATGATATAAATAAATCATTTTTATATAAAACTGTATTCCTATTAATACTACTAAAAAATGTTATTATTTTATAGCGATCAATGTAGTCATTGCACTATGTTAATAGAAACATTAAAGACATTAGATAAACAAAAACTAGTTAAACTTATATCAGTTGATTATTTAAAATCAAACCAAATTATATTTGACGTAAGGATCACACACGTTCCTGCAATGTTATTACCGGATTTTAATAAAATTATATTTGGTAAAGAAGTATTTGATCATTTACTATTACCCGGAAAAGGTGTTTTGTTAAAACCTAGTAATACAACTACAACAAACTTACAATCTACAAATACTTTAGATTTATCTGAACCTTCAGGTATTGATTCATTTATTTCTCAAAGTTATGAAAATATTGATGATAATGATAATTATCTAACCGGACCAGTTACTATTTGGGAAAACTTGGATGAAAAAACAAATGTAATACAACCTGATATTAAACCAATTGGTAATACTGATACTGAAAAATCTCATAAACAATTACCTAGTTTAGCTGAAATACAAAAAATGCGTGAATCCGCACTTCATTAAAAAAAGTTTAGATATAAAGATATTCAATAAATATATTAAGTAAAATGACAACTTACGTATTTAATCAATATTTCCTAACATTTATTAAAACCGTTAAAAAAAATGCTAAACCATTAAAAGAAAAAAAAGCGGTTGCTAGAGATATTTTAAACAAAATACACGCATTTTATAGCACATTTGATAATAAATCTAAAGATTATATTGAAGCCTATTCAACCGTTTTTACTGATTTTATTAGTAATCCTTTAGTTGATTGTAATAAAGAAGAACTTGATAAATGGTTTGAAGATAACGAAAGTCTTAACATTCTTAACAACATTCCTATTAAAAATATTAAAGTTGTTTTTAAAAAAACTACAGTGTTACATCAATTCTTATTAATATTTCATTTGTTTAAAAATACTGATTTAACCGAAGATAATATTAAAAATATTATGGAAAAACTTAAAGGCACTAGCACTATTGACGATGATCTTATTCCTGAAAAATATCGCAAAATAGTTAATCGTATTGGAGAACTTGCTATTGAAAATAAAACTGGTTTTACTATGGAAGATATTGAAGATACTAGTATCGGTAAATTAGCAAAAGAAATAATGGAAGATGTAGATATAGAAAAAGTTAAAAAATCTATAAATACAGAAGGTGATATATTAGGTGCATTATCTGATCCTGATAACGGTATTGGTAATTTAATTTCAGATGTTAGTCAAAAAATGGCAACTAAATTAAAAAGTGGAGAACTTAAACAAGATGCTTTATTAAAGGATGCTCTTAATATGGCGGGTAAATTGCCTGGTATGAATGGTGGAGGTGGAGGTAATGGTCCGGATATTGGAAACATTAT